ATTATAAAACAAATGGCTAGTGTACAACATGCACGAGCTAGCGAAATGGTAGGATCGCGAAACGGGAACTCCTCCAACACACCACGGACAGGTGTGAAGGGTCGTTCGTCAACTGACGTGCGACCAACAGGGGCAGGCTTTTCTGGTGCTAACACACAGAAAAAACTTAAAAGCCAGCCCCTCTCCCAAGAAGATTGCTTCGACATTTTAGTTGTCGGAGCGGACCGCCTCGTACTTATTGCCGAACTTTTCGGCTACGAGGTGACTATCCAAGAACGCCTCACTCTACTCCAGAGTGCCGCGATTCGGTGGAAGACATCGATCATCAACAGCGGCGAGTTTACCGAAGCTCGCTGTTTCTCTTTCCTTAAATATAAATCGGCCGCGTTCTTTGCATCACATATGCAACAGGAACTCCCCGACTCTTCTTCCTTTCCCTCACTCCGTGACAAACCTCAGTTTCTCATAGGTGGTACTTTCTATAGATGGCAGAAATTATTACATCACCAATCCCTTACACATCCTTCCCCCGTAACTCCCTGGTTGGAGTTCCTGGTGTCGGTGTCTTCTGGTTGGAAGAAAGGTAATAAATTCCCCTCTCCCTGGCTTGTCAAGCAGGGCGTAGTTAAGACATTCAAGTCTCTCACACGTTTGGTCCCCCCCCCGGCAGCTCTTAAACTGTCCTGGGCCGACTCCGAAGAGAAGCAAGACCTGGCTATTGATACTTTTCAGCGTACTGAACGGCTTTATCATGAACTCATTCGTACAGTTTACGAACTATATGAATCTTCAGCTAAGAGCTATCAGGACTCTGTTGATTATCCACAACCGGTCTTCCCAACTCTCTCTTCCACGTTTGACTCGAGTCGCAAATTACTCGGTGGCCTTGGTCACCTTCGTAAAGCTGCTATATTCGATATCTCCTCCCTTAAAGATAATTTTTCATATGTCAACCCACAGCCCTATATCTCGGTCCTTGTTCCTCGTCGTTATGAGGAATATGACCGTCATTTTGGGGGTGCTGACGTCATATATGACGATTCTCATGTTCGCTTGATGAGTCATGCTTTGACGCGTCGCGTCGAAAGTGTCGCCCTTTCAACTTCTCCTCGAGTTTCACTCGTCGGGTTGTCTGAAGCTTTCAAGGTTCGCGTAATTTCTAAGGCTCCTACCGCCTCACAATATGCGCTCCGTCACATACAAAAGATCCTGTGGTCTACAATCGAGTCTAACCCGGTCTTCACGCTTATAGGTGAGCCTGTCTCTGAACTGTTAATCCAGTCTCAGATTGGTGTCCCCCAAGGCGGAGAGACCCTTTTCTCCATTGACTACAGCGATGCCACTAACTCATTGACTTCTGCTGTCTCTGATCAGGTTATCTATGCACTTGCTCGCTGTTTCCTTCCCGATTCTCCCGATGGGATGATTTCGTCGGAGCCCGAGCGTGCCGCTCTCATCTTATCGATGCAATCGATGATGACTAAGCATTTAATAGAAGACCCCGATTCTCAAGATACCAAGCCACAGACCGCCGGTCAGCTTATGGGTAGTGTCATCTCTTTTCCTATTCTCTGTATTATCAATATTGCAATCTGTCGTATGGCTCTTGAAGAAGCTCACGGCAAGGTTTATAATATAGATTCGAGACTCCCTATACTAATTAATGGGGATGATGGTCTTATCCGAGCCAAGCAGTCCTTTGGTCCCATTTGGGAGAAAACTGCTGCTATCGCCGGGTTGAAGTCCTCTGTTGGAAAAACTTTTGTGAGTACAAAATTTTGTCAGGTTAATTCTGTGACATACCTTCTCTTATCTAAAGAGGACGCTGAAATTAGTGTTGGACTACCCACTGGCATAGCACCTGACTCTAAGCAAATAGCACGACGTGTGCGATTTAAGCGTATTCCGTTTGTAAATCTGGGTCTCCTTTATGGGAGCCCCCGTTCTTTACAACCGGAAGACCGCGACAAACCGCCCTCCCTTGCTCTTCTGCCTGCCCTCAATAGCGAATTGATCCGTATGGCTCCTGAACATATGTCTGACAGGATTGGAAATTTGTTTTTAAGAATTCATCGTGATGTACTCCAGCAAGCTGCTGGTGTACCCTGGTTCATCCCTCAGTATTTTGGAGGTCTTGGACTTCACGGTGTCCCTCGTGATGTGGACTTCGAATACGCTATCTATTTGATGCGTGTTATGAAGAAGATTCCAGACGATAAACGGCCTCGAACACTCGACGCCGAGCCTTTAACGCGCCTCCGTACATTTATTGATCGCAAGTTCAAACTGAATCGGTTACCTAATCGGTACCTGTCAGATGAACAGCACGATGAATCGGAGACCGTTAGGACTATGATGTTGCAAACCTTGATATTTGATAAGGATCCCAACGTGCATAATTTCTTTAATATTCACAATACCCCGGGTGGGCTCAACCTAATTGGTGAGCCTGAACCCGACGGTAAGGAGATAAATAAAGACGATTTTGCCGAGGTAATTCGGTTCAATACTCATTTTTACCAACGACATGTTCGTAAGGCCTGCCATTCTTTGGAAAATAACTTCATTCCCTTTATTCAATACATCATTGAAGAAGGCGTAAATGCCGGTACTATTTCTGAGCGTCGTGCGCGCCCCTCAGACCTGCCTTTACTGCTTAAAGATTTCAAATTGCCCCACTATGGGCCATATTTGAAGTTGAGATCCTCTCTTTCATCGAAAAGGTCACGTATTTCTCCACTACGTGTTGCTTCCCCCATTTCCTCATCACGCTTGCTTGCGGCCGAGGAAGATCTAATGTATCAAACAGCCGATTTTGGCGAATTACTTGATACTAATGGTCTTCCCCCGGCCACGACCTTACGTCGTGCCGAATTTGAGGTTGACAACCTTTCTTCATCTTCTACATACTTTACCGATAGGGTAACTACCGAATCCAAACAGGAGCCTGCTACAGTAACCGCTGAGCTCGCTGACCATACAAATTATGCTGGTCCTGTATCCAAAATGAATCGTTCAAATTATAAAAAGTATCTTCAGGAGTCCACTGACGAATTACGTCGTGAGCACCCTGAATACTTTAATTTCTCCGATCCCAAGCCCATTCCCACTGGCTCCTTTCAGGAGTCACCGGTTGCTTGGATGGCGGCAGCTGCCGTCGGATCCCTGGTTGGTCTAAAAGTCCTCTTCGGATGATTTTTCTATATCTAATTTACTAGTTTCTTAAGTCTCGTCTTTGACGCCATGTGATACCCGTCACGTCGCGGTTAATGTATGTTATTATTAAATGTAACTAAATTGGAATTCGCTCGTTCCTTATCGACTGTCCAGCTAGGACAGCTTTGAC